AAGATCCGATAACTGGAAATATTGTTCCACCAAAAGGACCAAAAACAGAAGGTGGAACATCAACACAATCAGAGAAAAAGAGAGGATTAACAGATGAAGAAATTTGGAGTAAACTTACTCTTACCCCTAGAACACCACAGAGTGATGCAGCAGAAATATTAAATTCTAATTTATCATCAACAGAAAAGAAGGCATTATTACAAGCAGTGGCACAAAAATATGGTTATAGTCCTCCATCCACAAGTCCTTATGGAGTAGATGAATTATTTCAGACAAAAGGCCCAAAACGCTATAGTGGTAATTATGCACCTAGTGGACATGAAACTACAAATCCTTCTGATTCATATTCAAGACAATGGAATACAGCCAGAGCAATAAATGATGTTCCTGCTGCACCAGAGGGTGGAGCAAATGACAAATTTATGCAATTACTAATAGGAATGGGTGGTGGTGGACAATTCGGAGGATTCGGTGGAGGTGCAGGGTTTGGAGATTTTGCAGCAGGTGGCGGAGCATCACCATTTCCAAATATGGATATATTCGCAAGGCAAATAGTACAAATTACAAAGGATCTAAATATATTTGCTAGGGCAATAGTAACAGTCACACAAGATAATAATTTGTTTGCCAGAACCCTAACACAGATAACAAGCAACTTAAATCTAATTGCTAGAGCCATAGTACAGGTTACAAGTAATAATAATTTACTTGCTAGAACAATAGTAACAGTTACAAAAGATAATAATCTATTGGCTAGAACCACTGTGACAGTAACTAAAGATTATAATTTACTTGCTAGGGCAACAGTGACAGTTACAAAAGATAATAATCAATTAGCAAAAACCATAGTACAGATAACTAAGAATAATAATACATTAGCAAAAACCACTGTAACAGTAACTAAAGACTATAATCAACTGGCGAGGGCAACAGTACAAATGACTAAAAATAATAATACATTTGCAAGAACAATTAGCCAAATAGAAAAAAACTTTAAAAGTGCAGCAGATGCGGCGAAAAAATATGCTAGTGCTTTAAAGAGTATTCCCAGCGGTGGCGGTGGAGGCGGTGGCTTTAGTGGTTTTGATGGTGGTGGTTTTAACTTTGCTTCTGGTGGTGACTTTATCACTAATGGACCACAAATGATAACAGTTGGTGAGAGTGGTAGAGAGCGAGTAACAATTACTCCATTAGGTGCTAATTCTACTGGTAGTGGTGGCGGTGCAACAGTAAATCAAACTATTAGTCTAAATATTTCAGGTAGTGATTTAATAAACCAAAGAAATCTAACCAAGAGAATCAAGTTAACAGTAGGCGAAAATAGGGATAAGTTTGGCTAATGGTAACAGGCGCACCACCATATACTAATGCACTCAGGCCAAGAATAACTATTAAAACAATAGATGGTGCAGATACACTTTATACTTATGATTCATTCCTAAGTTCTAATCCAATTAATGTTGGCTACTGTGATATGGAGAGTGCAGTAAGTGAGGCTGGAACCTTCAATATACAAATTCAAGACCATAATAATCTAATACCAAAAGATAATATACATAATGTTAAAGTCTATTTAGAACTTGGTAAAACAGACACCAGTTATCAACATTTCTTAATAGGTTATGGTGATATATTTGCAGTAGATAGGGCAATGACTAATAGTCAAATTTATAACTTGACTGGTTTTGGTCCTAGTGTATGGGCTTATCAACTCTATATTCATAGAAGAGAAAAATACAGAAGGGAAGAATCAGACGCTAAAGTTTACAATATAATAGATAATGCCTTAACTAAAAGATTATGGAGGCCATTAAAGAAAGATGATGAAAGTATTGAAGATATAACAGGATGGTCACCAGATGGTATTAGTACTAAAGTAAACACACCTTATACAGTTCTCAATAAACCATTTACATTTTTTGGTGATTTATGCGATGAACTTTGTGATATAACTGGCGCAGTTTGGTTCATAGATTGCAGTACAGGATCAGAAATATTTACATTAAGTTATAATCCAGATTTACAAACTAACATAGTATTAAAGTCAGGAGATTTAGCAGATAGGGTTAATGATGATCCATTAAGGACAGCATATATTAAAGGTGCTTTTAGAGTAGAAGATAATTCAACAAGAGAAGCAGGAACTGCCACCAGATTGTTTACAAGTACAGTCAGTGATGAAGTTGAAGTTTTTAATTTAAAAGATATTGGTGGTTCTACAACCACAACTTTCAGGGCAATAGCACAACAGGCAATAATTGATAATGATGCTAGAAGAATTGAAAGTATAGAACTTTCATTATGGAAGGATGGTGAGCCAGACAGTCCTAACAGTAGATTAAATGGAGATGTATGTTTGGATAGTGGTAATAAACCAACAGGACAGGTACTAGATGAATTTCATGTTGATTTAGGTTCATTGAAACACAACCCAGAAAAGATTAGAATACCAGTTGATATTAAAGCAAAGGATTTAGATGTTGCTCAGTCTAAAATATGGGTAAGAATATTTCAAAGGAGTAATGAAGAGACTGTGGATGGTGATCCAGATGGAAACGGAGATCCAAATCATGGCACGAAACATACTTGTAGATGGACACACAACAATCAGTTCAATACCGTTCAACCTTATTATTCAGCAACAGCGCCAGAAGGTGATTCGGATAAAAAAGACAAACTTGTATGGACAGCAACTAATATGGGACCACTTTACAGGTTAACAATATTTTCAAACATTAGAAGAATATTTGCAAGAACTAATAGGGCAGCATCAAATAAAATAAGATTAAGAGAACAGTTTATTCCAACAGATTTCTTAGATGATCCTAATGATGTTACAAGATATCTATCTCTTAATTTAAGTCAGACAAGTAAAGGTAGGCGTGCAATAGGTGACTTTAGGGTTACAGTTCCAGACAATTTTTTATTTAGGGCATATCAATGGGTATACATTTCAGATGGACTATCGGATATAAGTGATACTTTACAGGTTCAAAGGGCAAGATATGTATGTGGTACAAGTCAAGGCGATGCACAACTAGGAACTAGACAGGCTGAATTAACATTATCTGGACTTTATAATACATTATTAGGAGCATGCACCTGTGTTTAATATGTATAATCAAGAAGTGGAATTGCTGGGTATAACTAAAACAGATATTCAAGAAATTTTTGAACAGGCATTAAAAGATTTCAAAGAAGCAAAAACCAGAATCATATATTTAGATGCAAGTTATCTATACACTTTCCATTTAGATGATTTCCAATATATTAAAAAGTTAAACCTGTTAGTTAGACGTGATCCTTTACTCGTTAGAGAATGGCATAAACTACTCGAGAGATGGTACAATGATCAAACAGTTAGAAATGATAATGGTTATATTATAAAACCAATAGCAATTAGCCGCAGTTTTGATAGAGTAGTTAATGAAGGATTGGAAATGATGGCTGGATTTGTAACAGGTTCTGGTTCTCCATCAGTATTTGATTGTCGTGGTATTGGAGATGCAGATATTGATGAAGCAAGCCCAGCAGATTTAACATTAGGTAATTTAGTGGATATGATAAACGTAAATGAAACACCAAATGGTGGTTCTTTAAGTAGAGATGGCACAACAATTTATTCAATAGGTAATCATGATAAAGCAATTGCAACACCAGCCAACAGTGTATTTACAGAATGTGGCATGTTTGATGATATAGATGAAACGATAGCAAGAATATTAGATCATTCTGCATTTGAAAATCCAATACCGCATACTCAGAATGCAGATGCACCAGGATCAACAACTGTTATCTATATGTGTTCTGGTTAGTTTGTCAAGTTTTAATATTAGAAATATACGGGAAATCAGCAATGATCCCCTCACTAAATTCACCAATCAATTAGCAAAGAAATTATCTAAATTTCTAAATGAACAACAGTTAGAGAAATTAGAAAATAAAGAAGATGTTTTTTCTAATGGACAAGATATAGATTCTATACTTAGATTTAATAATTTTACAAGTACAAAATATTTTGATGGCACTGTCCAATATCTTGCACCAATAGAACCAGATGATGATAAATGTAGGGTGTGGATTCAAGGAAGAAATGTGGGCAATCAAATTCCAGATATATCAACAAGGGGTAATGATGCAGATGTATTTGGAGATCCTCTTTTAATTGATGGCACACCATTTGATTATGGTATTCATATAGGTGGAACTAAATCCACAGCAGTAAGGTTCAATAGACCAACATCACCATTTGAAAATAGAGAGGGTTTAAAAATTGATCATGATGTCCTAATAAGAGCATCAGAAGGACTTGTAACAGGCATATCATTTTTTATACGTTTTAGAGTTTTTGATTTAGCGCAACAAGGCGGCGCAGAAATAACCTTATTTGAAAAAACAGATAATAATCCTGTCACCGATGGTATAAAAGTAACAATTGATGCATCAGGTAGACTTAAAGTAAGTTTTGAAAATTCCAACACAGTTTTTGCATGGCAAACACCAACTAGCACGATAGTAGTCAATACGGTCTATGATGTATGGATAACTTATACTAAATCTGGAGATGTAATACACGTTTATGTTAATAATGTTGATCAAACATTATCATCTATTAGTGCCTTAGCCTATCATGGTGACTTGACAAATCTTGATTTGAATATATTTAGACGTGGGCAAGGTTCTGATAATGGGTTTGTATATGGTGACTTTTATGATTTTATGATGTTGCGTGAAAAAGTTGTTTCAGCCACAGAAGTATCAAGACATTATACTAACAAATGGACAACTGCAAACATTCCTTTTGGAGCAGTTATGATATCAAATTATTTCGCAATGTCTAGCACATCAGGACAAGGATATACAACAACAGGATTTACAACAATAGGATACGACACATAAGATAAATTTAGTTCCTATTTCATCATAAATAATTTTAATATTATATGGTGGGTTTAGGAGATGAATGGGATAATGCTACCCCTGCCAGCGTAGCAAAAATGAATGGGATGACTGTCACTTATGGAACAGGCGCATATTTGGCAGCACTTGATAAAACTAAACATAAATTAGTTGTTTGCACTTCTACAGGTTCAGGTTTAACAGTTGATCATGTTTATCTTGCTAATAGTACTGGTACTACATGGCTTGATATAGGTGGTATATTACCACATACACATAGCGCAGAAGATACAGGTGGATCATTCAAATTTATTCTTCTTGGTAATCCAGAAATTATTGATTTAGATTTAATAAAAACTACTGATATGGTTACATCAGCATGGGATACAGTATTTACTGGCACTGGTTCAGCAGAAAGTGCTACAGATGGTTCAAGTATTAGATATATTAAATTAAGGCCTAATGCAACATCTGGATCAGGCGCAACAATAAGATACCCAGGTCCTTTAAATTTGGATTTTGCTCTATCATCAATGTTTATATGTAGCACACAAATTGATACAGCGTCAAGTTTAGCATTACATGCTGGGGTTAATGCAGATGATGTGACAGCGGCAGATACTAACACTAGAAAATATAATGCAGAAGTATGTACTGCCACCAATCTTAATTGGTTTTTAAGAAGTGCAGATAATGCAGCAAATTCCACAAGTGACACAGGCACTGCAATAACTACTAACAGAGTTGGTATTAAAATATTGCATTTAATGAATTTAGGAACTCCAGAAGTTAATATGGAAATAGATGGCGGAACCACTTTTCAAAAGACAAGTAATGTGCCTATAAGTGGTAGTACAACAACAAACAACTTGGTTAAATTCTCTATAAAGAATAGTACAGGAGCAGATAGGCCATATAGAGTTTATGGATGTAGAATTGCATATACAACAAGTTCAGCGTGGGGATATGCTTAAACAAAATGACGGACACATTATTTAGAAAAGATGTTATTCTAAATGAAGGGATAACACATGACCTATATCTAGGACTTGAAAAGAAAAATAGGATAAATGAAAACGGTGAAAACTATGTTTCATTGATGGGCACCAAACAACAGATAAACAGATACTTGCAAGATAAGCCTATCATATCAGAAAGACTAAGGACATTAAATGATATTCCACACTATAGGATAATTAACACTAAAAAAATAGTGATTCAGTAATTGGTTTCAGTAGCCGATATAAAATTTAAAAACACTGATGTATTAGGTGGAACAGGTATAGAAATAATATCAGGAACACCTAATAATTTATTTCTAAATGTTCCAAAAAATGAACTTGTTGTAGGTGAAGATTATTATGAAGGATTCTTTATGGAAAATACCCATCCAACAGAAAACATGGATAATTTCACAGTGTGGTTATCTTCTAAAAGTTTTCCACAGGATACAGAAATAAAATGGGGATTTGATCCAATAACAAAGAAATCAGTACCTTTTGCTATATTTGATGGAGTTAATGATTATATAGATTGTGGTAACCATGCCGATTTATGGAGCCAGACATTAACTAAATTTAGTTTTTCATTTTGGATATATCCACAAGCAATAGCAGATGGAAATGATAGGGTTGTTGTCAGTCATGGTGGATCAAGTAATAGTAGTTTTAGATGTATCATTGATGATACTACAGCACAACAATTAAGGTTTGTTATTAAAGACACAATAGGTACAACATACACCGCAACCAGTTTGGACTTGGTTAAAAACAAATGGAATTTTGTTGTATGCACATATGATAGTACTATAGGAACTTCTAATCTTAAAATTTATGTTGATAAAGTATTAGGCTCAACAGCAAATGCAACAACCACACCTAATCTATCTGCTGTATTAACATTATCAGAAAGTAGTACTGATTATAAAGGTTATATGACAGATTTTAGATTTTGGGATAATAAGGCTTTAACTCAGACAGAAGTTGATGGAGTTTATACTGGTGATGATAGCCCACTTCCTGACTACTGGTTAAAGTTACATAAGGAAAATGATTGGAGTGATGTTATTAGTGAAGGTGCTAAAACTGCAACACCAACCAATGGTACAGATTATATTATTCATGGAAGAATGCAGGACACACCAAATAAATATACAGCACCTGTAAATGTGACTTGGCACGAGATAGAATCACCACCAGAAAGCCCAAATGCAGGCACATTAAGACCTGATGAGGCGCTACCTATATGGGTGTGGTTGCATGTTCCAGCAAATGCACAGGCAAGGATTGATGATAATACTGTATTTGGATTTAGATTCGATATACCTCCAGGTGGAACAGGTTCATCGGGTGGCGGTATTCCACCAGGCACTTATCATTATGCACCATTTGGAACATTTAATGGAACAACTGATAAAATAGATGTTGCAGATTCAGCAGCATTAGATTTAAATCAATTTACTATTAATGCATGGTTTAGAACTACAAAGAATTATCGAGCAGATCCAAACGATCCAGCAGGACAGGAAGGCATGATTGTTATGAAGGGTAGATGGGTGCATCCCAATCCACCATATATTAATTATGGAATGTGGGTAACAGATACAAATGGTTTAAGGGGTGGATTTGAAAAGAATGATGGAACAGATCATTTAGCAAAAATATTTAGAGTGAATCCTGATGAATGGACACCAGGTGAAGTTGTAACTAATGATGGATTATGGCATATGGGAACAGTTGTTCACGATGGTACTGATATTATTATATATTTGGATGGTGTCGAAATGGATAGAAGGCCAACTGCTGGTGATACACCAGATACAGGATCAACTCCATTAAGGATAGGTGCAAATAATTATGATTCTGGCGATCCTGATTTCCTACAAAATACCATGTTTTTCAAAGGTGATATTGATGAAGTTAGAGTATGGAATAATGATTTAACATCAAATGAAATTACAGATTTATTTACTGATGGTACAGTTCCACAGAGTGGAAATATAGTTTATGAAAATAAATTTGGCGGTTCTGGTGGTAATACTGGCGGTGGCGGTACTGGTGGAAATCCACCACCAGCAGTAGCAGATTATAAAGTTGCAGTGGCAGGAGATTGGGGTTGCGAACCAGAAACAGATGATGCGATAAAGTTAATAAAAAATAATGGGTATGGTCATGTTTGTGGAGTTGGAGATAATGCATATGAAAGTTCTAGTTGTTGGATTTCAAAATTCACATCATTAAAGAGTATAATGGAAAGTGCATTCGGTAATCATGAATATTCGGAAACTGGTGGTATAACACCTTACAAAAACTTTTTTGGATATGCTAAAACATATTTTACATACAAATTCCAGAACATACAATTCTTTGTAATTGATACCAATATCAGTTGTGATGTTGGAAGTGCGCAATATGTAGCAATTAAGGCAGCATTGGAAGCAAGTCAAAACGATAATACTGTAGTATGGCGCTGTGCTGTAATGCATCATCCCCAATTTGGCGCAAGTAGTACCCATGATTATAATTCTGCTGATACGGTTGGAAATTTCGGCCAACTATTTTTAACTAACAAAATTAATTTCATTGTATCCGGACATAATCACAACTGGCAGAGATCCAAACAAGTCATTTATAACCAAAGTAGTAAAACAAGTCCAACAGTAGTACAGTCAGCAGGACCATACACTAGAACAAAATCAGGAGTTATTCATGTAGTTAGTGGAACGGGTGGACATGATACAAATCTTTATTCGTTAGGTAGTCAACCAGGATTTCAAGCATATCAAAATAGAACACATAATGGAATTTGGGAAATGGTTGCAACTAATGGAGGCCTAACTTTAACATGCAGTTTTGTTGAAAATGGTGGGGATAAGTTTGATACTTTTGTTATTACTGCCTAACTTGGGTGAAGTAAAGCCCAGACTTTATGGCTTATATCTTTAACATGGTTTAATCTAGCAATGAATATACGATCGTCTTTATCAAATGCACCTTTTTGATCTAATGTGTTTATTGCCTCATCAATTATAATACTATCATCCTGATCTATTTCTATAAGTAATTTGTATTTACCTTTTCCTTCACGATTTGGTTTCTCGCTAATTATTTTCAATTATATTAGTTCATGAAACATAATTTAATATAAGTATTTCATAATGCCAGTTGATAAATGGGGTATTCCTTTTCTTTATCCTACTGCAAAACATGCAGGTATAACAGGTGCTGGAACTGGTTTCTTTTGGGAACAAGATAATAATATTTTTAATGATTCAAAGGATGGGATGGTTAGACTTGGTAAAGAACTCGATAGAGTTAAAGTTATAAATTCAAGCACTGGTGAATGGGAATTCCCCTACTTAACAGATGGTGATGGATTAGATATGAGTGGACCAACAGGACATCATAGCGGTGGCGAAACTCATGGTTGTCAAGGTTTCACATACATGTGTGATACTAATTTAATGGGCAGTACTCCAAGTTTTAGGTTTAGAAAAGAAACTTATCATGTCCAATATAATGATCATCCTAGTGGTGAATTTACAAGCCCATTCGCTACAGGGCCTGCTATAAATAATTGGAAAGGTTTTGGTTGGGTTCGATATAATAAAAAAGATGGCAGAAGTGCAGGGAAAGATTCAGTAATATGTGAATGTTGGTGGTGTGATGATCCAGTTAATC